GCCTCCGGGCGCAAAGTGGTTTCTGCCGTTGCGTTTTGCCATATTTCTACGGAAAGGAGGAATCCATCATGCTGAAGTACATCGCCAAGATGCCGTGTCGTTTTTGCGGAAATCCGTTCGAAATCGGTGATACCATCCCGACTGATTTGATTGAACCGAGCCGCATCCATGCGCTTACCCGCGAAGGCGTCATCGTGCAGATTGAAATCGACGATAAGCCCGGCGAGGATGAAGCGCCTGTTGAAGCCGCCACAGAACCTGAGAAGGTAACGACCGAAGAAAAGCCCGTCGGCAGGAAGAAGGACGCAAAATGACGTACACCTACGACCCGTCCGATTTGACCGGGCGCACGGTAAGTCGTGCTCGCTTCGAGCTGGGCGACGTGCTTGTTGACGACGAAGGCGAAAGCTGTATGCTCTGCGACGAAGAGATTCAGGCGATCATCAACGAGTGCCCCAAGTGGAAACGGGCGTTGTTCAGGCTTGCAGATGCGGTCTGTATGCGTCTTTCGTTTGAAACTGATTGGCGCGATGATGGTACGCAATTCAACCTCAATCAACGCGCAGAACGTTGGCTTGATCTGCGTAAGCGCCTGAAAGCTGAAGCGGACGCCGCCGACATCTTGCCGACCTCCGGCGCGGTCGATGATTCCATGCGGAACCCGGAGGACGGCGGCCATTATTTTTACGGCGGAATGATGCAGAACCCATATGTGAAACCGCCCATACCATTCAGAGGTGAGAAAAAGTGCTGAAGCATGGAAGAATCGGCCTCATGCGACCAGAGCAGTTTCCGAAGCCGTTCAACATCTACGGGCAAGACACGGAAAGCAGCATTCGAGGACGTGAACGCCTGAAAGCCCCTGCTCTGAAGGCGAGCGTCCGCTGCATTCTGTCCGTCGCTACGCCGGAGGAAAAGATGATGTACAGCCAGACCGGCGTCGCCGTTTCCCACAAGATTATCCAGCGTGGCGCTCCGATTGCGAAGGAGCAGGATACGTTCGTTTTGGCGAAAGGCGGCAAAGAAACGCGCTGCTTCCGTGTTCAGGCCGTCCACAACAAGGGAGAGCTTGACGTGGATACCACCTACTATTGCGAAGAGCGTGGTGATCTTCAATGGGATTCAACATCAACATAAGCGAACGGGTAAAGAAAGCGATTTCGCAAGTGCAGTCAGAACTGCCTTCAAGAGCGTTCCGAGCCTCTAATGTTTTGCGAAATGCCGAGCTGGAAGTCATGCGCGGGCAGCGCGGCGGCAGGACGTACCGCAAGCCGTCCGGCGGAAGCTACACCGCCTCTGCGCCCGGCGAGCCGCCTGCGTGGAGAACCGGCACGCTTGCAAGAAGCTGGCGACCGATTCCGAATGGCAACAATCCGACCATTGAAAGCAGTGTGGAGTATGCCGGATACATGGAAAATGGCACACCCGGCGGCATGATCGCCCCGCGCCCGTTTGCTCAGAGAACCGTAGATAAGGCCGAACCGGAAATCGTGGAGATTTACTCCGAGCCTTACAACATCAATCTGTAAAGGAGCGGCGCACATGGAGTTGTACGAAATGCTATACCAGCGGCTTATTGGAAGTGAGAAACTTGCAGGGCTGCTGACGAAATACAAAGGGAAGCCTGCCATCTTCTATCAGCACGCAGCCACTGCGGACGACCCCAAGTGGGGCGAAAACCGGCAGTATCCGCGTATTGACTACATCGTCGATATGCAGGAGAACCCGGCGCGTAACGCCAGCGGCGTGCTGTCCATCAACACATGGTGTGATATGGAATACGGCAGCGAACCGGAAGACATCGACTACACGCTCCGCGACCTCCTGCACGCGACGTTCGCGCAAGCGGACGATTACCCGTACTGCTTCGCATGGGTACGTTCTGACGCCTTTGAGGCAAAGAACGAAAAGGAGCAGACACCAAGAACCATCGGCATCACAACCATCTTCGACATCATGGCTTGCCCGTCGCAGTACACCATGTGCCCCGACCCGATCAAAGCCATGAACGAATGGACGAAGAAGGTTCTGCCGGACGCGGTTGTTATTGGGCATGACGAGATTTTCGGATGGGTAGTGCCGACGAAAGAAAGACCTGTCGTCTACTGGCGGCTTGCGTCTGTCGGAATCCAGCAGCGCCACTTCACACACACATGGCTGAACGCAAGCCTTGAAGGCCATGTGTATGCAAGAACCGCCGCAGACCGGCTGTTCAATCTCGTAAAGCTCAACACCGCACAGGCGCTTGCTGGGCATATCCCGATGGAAGATACGTCGCCGCTGTTTCTGAAGGATTACTCGTGCAAGCCTCACTTGAATTACCTCTCGCAAGGCCAGATTCAGGCGCAGGGGCGTTTCGGAATATTGCAGCCGCAATCCCATTTCGAGAATCGCGCCACAGGAAGCAAACTGATGAAGACCAACATCCCGCGAGAGATCATCGACACAGAGGAAACGCAGGTTGTTTTGGATAGCAGCTCGACGCAGCCGTATGTGTTCCCATACCCAGTATCCGGCCAGAAAAGCGCAGAAAAATCTGACTGATACATGAAAGGAGATACCAGCAATGGCGAAGGAAATCAAGGAATCCATCGTCGCCCCTGCGACTGTGGAAGAACCCGTCTACGATGCCGCAGAAATCGCTGCCAATGCGCAGCATCTGTTCGGCTACAACGCCGACATCGCGACCGCAGCGCTTGACTTCAACCATGTTACGCGCTGTTCGCTCGAAAAGGCGAAAGAACTCATCAAGGACTTTGCAGAAAGGAAGGTGGACTAAATGAGCGGCAGATACTCCAATGGCGAAACCAAAGTTCGCCCCGGCATTTACTTCCGCGAGGAAAATGGCGGCGGCGCAGAACTGAGCGGCGCGGCGAATGGCGTCGTTGCCGTCGCGTTCAAGGCCAACTGGGGCCCGCTTGGTGAAGTCGTCACGCTCGAATCCCCGGCTGAGATTCCGGGCTACTTTGGCGACGATTCCGGAGAAGACAGCAACGTCTCCATCTTGGAAAAGATTTTCCTTGGCGGCGCTTCCACGATCAAGGCTGTCCGCGTAGGCAGCGGCGGCACGAAGGCCACGACCAAGCTGAAGGACACTACCACGTCTACGGCGGTCGAGGTTGTTTCTCTGACGGCAAAGTATGCCGGAACCCGCGCCCTGTCCGTCACCATCAAGGACAGCCTGTCCGATACTACGAAGCGCGAGTGCATCATCTACTCTGGCACGAAGGAACTGAGCAAGGTGACGTTTGCGAAGGGCAATTCTGGCGAAGTTGACGCGCTGGTTGCGGCTATCAATGCCAACACGGAATGTGTCGTGACCGCAGCGAAACTCGCTGCCGGTAATGGCGTACTCGCTACTGCGACGCAGGCTACGTTCGCTACTGCGGGCGCGTCTCCGACCATCGCGAACGCCGATTACAGCGCGGCTTTCGACGTTCTCGAAGCCTCCGTCTGGAATGTGCTGTGTGTCGATTCTGACGCCACCGCCATCCATGCTCTGGTCAAAGCGTTCATCAATCGCGCTACCGATGGCGGCCTGATGGGTATTGCGGTCGTCGGCGAGCCGACCAGCGTCGAATACGCGACCCGCAAGTCCGATGCCGCCGCCTTCAACAGCCCGAACGTGGTGTATGTGCTCAACGGCTTCTACATCGACGACGAGGCTCAGGAAGGCTGGAAGGCTGCCGCCGTGATTGCCGGTCTGCTGGCCTACCTGCCCGCGAGCGACAGCGCGACCCACAAGGTCGTGCCCAATGCCAGCAAGATCATCGGCCCGCTCACGAATGCCAAGGTCGAAGAGTGCCTGAAGTCCGGCGCTCTGGTATTCACGGTTTCCTCTTCTGGCGCTGTGTGGATTGAGCAGGGCATCAACACCCTGACTGTCCTTGCCTCCAATCAGGATGCCGGCTGGAAGAAGATTCGCCGCACCAAGACCCGCTACGAGCTGATTACCCGCATCAATTCCAGCACTGAGGGCATCGTCGGCTCTGTGAACAACGATTCCAATGGCCGCGCCACGTTCATCGCGATTGCCAACGGTGTCATCAATTCGATGATCGCCGAAGGCAAGCTGCTGGCTGGCGCTGTCTACGAAGATCCCGCCAACCCCGCTAAGGGCGACAGCGCGTGGTTTGTCATTGATGTGTACGATCTCGACAGCATCGAGAAGGTCTACATCACCTACAAGTTCCACTTCTCCGAAGACTAATGGAAAGGAGTAAACAAACATGTCTGTACTGAATAACGCGCCTATTGTGGACGTTCGCAAGGTCATGTCCGGCAAGGACGGCGGCCTCTACGACGAAAACGGCACGCTGCTTGTTTCCACTGAGAGCTTTCAGTCCTCAGTGGCTGTGAACAACCAGACCTATCAGCCGCTCGGCGACGCGCAGGAGCATGGCACGATGAGCAGCTACAAGGTCACGCTTCAGTTCTCTGAAATCATCGTTGAGACGTCGGAGTTCTTCAAGCAGCTCATGGAAGGTCTGCGGACGCACCGGATGCCCGTGTGGAATTTCCGTGGCATGGTACGCAGCCCCTACGATGGTTCCGAAGAGCAGACCGTCTACCGCGACTGCGTGCCCGATGGCAACATCGACATCCAGAACATGAAGGTCGGCGAGCTGTACAAGCGCACTTGGAGCTTTATCGTCAACCAGCCGCCTGAGCTTCAGTCCTATCTTCAGAACGCCTGAGTAAAGGGACGCTACGCCCCTTCCGTTTCAACCCCTACAATCTATCACAGGGCGGCGTAAAAGCCGCCCTGTGCCCTGTAACAAGCTGTAACGGATATATTTGAAAGGAGTATGAACATGAGCAAGGTCAATGACACCTATGAAGAAGCCCCTATGACGCAGGAAGAGATGCAGAACGAGGTCGCCATCAATGAAAACGAGCTGCTCAAAGCTCTGACTTCCGAACGTGTGAGCAGCGATACGAAGACCATCGAAGTGTCCTTCAACGGCATCGCTTTCCGTTTCCGGATTCGTCCCCTGAGCGAGCGCGAATGGGATAAGTGCCGTGAACGCAACACCAAGTACCAGAAGAATCGCAGGCTGGGCGGTATGCGTCTGCCGGAAAGCACCGACACGACCGGCTACCATTCCAGCCTGATTTATACCGCTACCGTGGATGAGGACAAGGCCAAGCTGTGGGACAACAAGACCCTGTGGAAGGCCGTGAACGCTGTCACCGGTACGGATATGGTCGATCACCTGATTCCTTACGCTGGTAAGAAGCAGGCCATCGTCGATCAGATCGAGCAGCTTTCCGGCTACGACGACGAAAGCGACGACAACTACAACGACACCGTAAAAAACTGATTATAGCTGGCGGAAAAGCGCGGCTGCTCCATCACATCTTTCAGCGGACGGGATTGACCCCTGATGAAGTGATGAGCAAGCCGCGTTTTGTTCGCACCTTCATGCTCAAGAGCATGGAAGTCCAGCTTGAGGCTGAACAGCAAGCGGCGGCAGCGGCGGAAGAACGGCGTCGGCAAGCAGCATCCGCCAAACAAAGGAGGCGATAAAACGTGGAGCAGATATTCAGAATCGAAATCCCGGTTGAAGCGATTGACAAAACAGATGCCGCAGCATTGCAGCGGCTCGAAACTGCCTTGCAGAAAATCATCAACGGGATGAAGCAGAATAGAACTGCCGCCACGGAAGCCTTCGATGCTATCGACCGCGCAGCCGCCAGCACAGCCAGTTCCCTTCAAAGGGTCGAAAGCGCAAATGCTGATGTTGCCGATTCCTATGACGACGTAGGCAGCGCTGCTTCTGATGCCGGTTCCGATCAGACGGCGGCAGCTTCCGAGGCCGAAAGTGCGAACACCAGACTTGAAGATTCCGTCAGCGGAGTTGGCGAAGCATACGAAGAAACCGCTTCGGCGGCC